AAAGGAAAGCCTTATGAGAGAGAAAAGCATCGAGCAAAAATTAGCCCTGATGGTAAAAAAGCGCGGTGGGATTTGTCCGAAGTGGGTGTCACCAGGATTTGATGGCGTTCCCGACAGAATCGTACTGTTGCCCGAAGGCTGTGTTGCTTTCGTGGAAGTGAAGGCTCCCGGCAAAAAGCCCCGCCCGCTCCAAACCGCAAGGCACAAATTACTGACCCGCCTTGGCTTCAAGGTGTATGTCCTTGACAGCGAGGATCAGATTGGAGGGATTTTGGATGAGATACAAACCGCATGACTATCAAGCCTACGCCATCGACTACATTGAAACTCATCCAATCGCCACCGTCTTTTTGGACATGGGTCTTGGCAAAACGAGCATCACGCTGACCGCTATTTCCAACCTCCTCTTCGACAGCTTCGAGGTTCATCGTGTCCTGGTCATCGCACCGCTGCGTGTGGCACGGGACACATGGACGGCTGAAGTAGATAAGTGGGATCACCTTCAGAACCTCATCTGCTCCGTGGCTGTTGGCACAGCAGATGAACGCAAAGCGGCGCTGATGCGACCCGCTGACATTTACATCATCAACAGAGAAAATATCCAATGGCTTGTGGAGGAAAGCGGCATCCCGTTCACTTTCGATATGATCGTGATTGACGAACTGTCCTCCTTCAAGAACCACAACACAAAGCGGTTCAAGTCCCTGCTGAAGGTGAGACCCAAGGTTTCTCGCATAGTGGGACTGACAGGCACTCCCGCCTCCAACGGTCTGATGGATCTGTGGGCAGAGTTCCGCATTCTGGACATGGGTCAGCGCCTGGGTCGTTTCATCACCAAATACCGCACCGACTACTTTCAGCCGGACAAGCGTAACGGGCAGATCATTTACTCCTATAAGCCGCTGCCGTATGCAGAGGATGCCATATACAGAAAAATCGGAGATATCACCATCTCCATGAAAGCGAATGACCACCTGCAGATGCCGGAACTGGTCAGCAGCGAATATGAGGTGCGTCTCTCCGATGAGGAACGGGAGCATTACGATAACCTCAAGCGTGACCTGGTTCTTACCCTGGGTGACGGTGAGATTACAGCCGCCAACGCTGCGTCCCTCTCCGGCAAGCTATCCCAGATGTCAAACGGAGCCATCTATGACGATGACGGCAACACCATCTGCATCCACGACCGCAAACTTGATGCCCTGGAAGACATCATCGAAGCGGCAAACGGCAAGCCGGTCCTGGTAGCCTACTGGTTCAAGCACGACCTGGAACGCATCACCGCAAGGCTGAAAAAACTGCATATCCCGCATTCCCGACTGGATGACTCCAACAGCATCCGCAGATGGAATAACGGTGAGATCCCCGTGGCGCTTATCCATCCTGCATCGGCAGGACACGGTCTCAATCTCCAATCCGGCGGCTCCACACTCGTGTGGTTCGGGCTGACATGGAGTTTGGAACTGTATCAGCAGACTGTAGCCCGATTGTGGCGCCAGGGGCAGACCGCCGAAACCGTGGTGGTGCAGCACATCATCACAAAGGGCACCATTGACCACCGCATCATGAAAGCCCTCTCCCAAAAGGAGCATACACAGACGGCACTTATTGATGCCGTGAAAGCGGAACTGTAAATCAGAGTAAAATATCGACAACTTTCGACAATCTGTGCCAATCCGAGGAATTTCAAAAATCGGAGGTACAAATCATGACCCCTTATCAGGCATTAGCCAACGCCATTGTAGAACTGGCCGTAAAAGACTACAAAAAAGCCCTCAAGCAGCACCACCGTTTCCCCGACAATAAGGAATATGCAGATGAGGTCACCAGTTTGGAGCGGTTCTTCCGTTCCGGCTGGTACGGGATGCTCACTGACCTTGATGGTGAGTACCTTATGACGAGTATTCGCCGTATGGTGAGACAGGAGGTGGCGGCATGACCACGAAAGAGTACCTGTCCCAAGCCCACCGCCTTGATCAGCGGATAGATGCAAAAATCGCCCAGGTTGCATCCCTTAATGACCTCGCTACCAAATGCACCGCCACTCTGACGGGTATGCCCAGAAACCCAAACCACGGCGGGTCCACTATGGCAGATGCCGTGTGTAAGATTATCGACCTCCAGGAAGAAATCAACCGGGACATCGACCACCTTGTGGATCTGAAACGTGAAATCGTGGCGGTGATCAAAGCCGTGGAGGACACCGAGTATCAGATTCTTCTGGAAAAGCGGTATCTTTGCTTCCATACATGGGAGCAGATTGCCGTGGATATGCACTACAGCGGAAAATGGGTACAGAAAATGCATGACCGCGCCCTGGATGTGGTTACGGAAATACTGAAAGCAAAAAGTGTTCCCGAAAGTTCCGTAGAGTTCCCATCGTAAATGTAGTATCATTATAATTGCCAAAGAGAATACGGAACGGCCTCATGGGAGCAATCCCGTGGGGCTTTTCTTATGCCCAGAAAGGAGTGCTTGTTTATGGGCTACCGCAAGGTTGGCTACCTGGAACAGGCATGGTACATCCTCAAATACAAGCTGGGTCAACTGTTCCGCAGGAGGTGAACCCATGCCCACAAAACCCAAACGCCCCTGTTCTTACCCCGGCTGCCCCAATCTTACTGACGGACAGTATTGCGAGGAACACGCTGCCGTTGCCCGCAGGCAGTACAACAAATACGAGCGTTCCCCGGACATAAATAAAAAGTATGGCCGAGCCTGGAAACGCATCCGTGACCGCCACATCTCACAGCACCCCCTTTGTGAGCAATGTGAAAAAGAAGGCAGGCTTGTTCCTGCGGAAGAGGTGCATCACAAGAAACCCATCTCCCAGGGCGGCACACACGCAAGGGACAACCTTATGAGCCTCTGCCGTTCCTGCCACAACAAAATCCACCACGAAATTGGTGACCGCTGATGGTTAGTATGAAACCGATTCCTCAATACCCCGGATACTATGCGGGGATTGATGGCGAAATCTATTCTGACCGCCTTGGTTATTTACGCAAACTTCCCAAGCGATTACACAAGGGTTACTACCGTGTCAATGTACGAGATTGTGGTACTCCTGTGAAAATTCATGTCGAGCCGGTGCATAAACTGGTTCTCAATGCCTATGTTGGTGAGCGCCCAAGCGGTTATGTTTGCAGACACCTAAACGGTAACCCGTTGGATAACTGTCCCACAAACATCTGCTGGGGGACGCCAAAGGAGAACGCGCAGGACTCTATCCGTCACGGAACGGCTGTTTGTTTACGCTTTGGTGAGGCGGCAGTCGCATCGAAGTTGAAGGAGCAGGACATCTACAAAATAAAAGAAATGTATGCCACAGGACACACGCAAAAAGAAATTGCGGGTGTCTTTTCAATTACCCAGCACCACGTCAGCGACATAGTCCGAGGCAAAACCTGGACACACCTGACCGCCAGGGCCGGGTAAAATCTCCAGGGCTAAAAAATGCGGGCAGCGGCCTGGGGTCACGTGTTGAAAATCGCAAAAGTTTTCGGGGGAATAGACCCCGGCATGAAGGAGGTGTGTAAAAATGGGTCAAAGAGGACCTAAACCCGGCACAGGCGGCAGACCGAAAAAGCCCATTGCCGACAAAATTGCGGATGGAAATCCCGGAAAGAGACCGCTGACTGTAATTGATTTCAAAGACAGCGCGGCTGACCTGGAAGGACAGGATATGCCCAAACCCAAGGAGTTCCTTTCCGCAAAGCAAAAAGACGGCTCTACACTCTGCGCCGCCGAAATTTATGAAACCACATGGAATTGGCTGTCTGCTCGTGGCTGTGCCGTCATCGTTTCGCCCGACCTTATTGAACGCTTCGCTATGGCAAGCGCCAGATGGATTCAATGCGAGTCCATTACCAGCGAGGTCGGTTTCCTGGCAAAGCATCCTACTACGGGTGCCGCCATCCAGTCTCCTTATGTGGCTATCGCAAATACCTACATGACGCAGGCCAACCGTCTGTGGTCAGAAATCTTCCAGATTGTTCGTGAGAACTGCACCAGCGAATATAGCGGTGCAAGTCCCCAGGATGATGTGATGGAAAGACTACTTCGTGCAAGGAAAGGATAATGAATTATGTTTGAGAAAGTTAATCCCGCCCACCCCGATAAGGTAGCGGACAGAATTGCCGGTGCCGTTGTGGACATCGCATACGATACACAGATTGACCCCAGGGTTGCTGTGGAGGTTCTCATTGGTCACGGCGTCTGCCATATCATTGCTGAAACCTCTGCCGCCATCAACAGAGATAAGGTGACTGCCGCTGTGCAGCGGATCGCCGGAAACCTGGATGTTGACCTGGTGATCGTTCCCCAGGACGCGCATCTTGCTCGTAATCAGGAGGATGCTATCCGCTGCGGTGACAACGGCATTTTCAAGGGCGTGCCGATGACTGAGGAGCAGAGACAACTCTCCTGCATTGCCCGTAACATTTATGAGCAAAATCCCTTTGATGGCAAGTACATCCTGGACGGTGACAATCTGACCATCTGCCAGAGCAGAACTGCTTCCGACGCCCTCCGTTCTCTGTATCCCAATGCCGTAGTGAATCCGCTCGGTGACTGGACCGGCGGCACCGATGTTGATACGGGTGCTACCAACCGCAAGTTGGGTAGTGATATGGCTGACTCCGTTACGGGTGGCGGCCTGCACGGCAAAGACCTCTCCAAGGCTGATGTCAGCGTGAATATTTACGCTTGGCTCAAGGCCCAGGAGACTGGCAAGAGCGTGGAGTTCTGCTGCGCCATTGGTGATGAAACCGTTGGCGGCATCCCTTACGAGGATATCGTAGAAACGGCAAGAGCCTACATTAAGTCGGTCGGCGGCTTTGAGGCATTTGCTGAGTGGGGTCTTGTATGATTATCGAAAAGAAAAACACGGCAGATCTTCTGCCTGCGGACTATAATCCCCGCAAAGACCTCAAGCCCGGCGATGCCGAATACGAGAAGCTGAAACGCTCCATTGAGCAGTTTGGATATGTGGAGCCCGTCATCTGGAATAAGACCACAGGCAGAGTTGTCGGCGGTCATCAGCGTCTGAAGGTGCTGATCGACATGGGTATGACCGAGGTCGACTGCGTTGTGGTGGAAATGTCCGAAGAAAAAGAAAAGGCACTGAATGTGGCGCTGAACAAAATCTCCGGCGATTGGGACAAGGACAAGTTGGCTCTGCTCATTGCTGATTTACAGGGTGCGGACTTTGATGTGTCCCTTACTGGTTTTGAGCCTGCGGAGATCGACGACCTTTTCAAGGACACCATCAAGGACGGTGTCAAGGATGACGATTTCGATGTAGGCGCAGAACTGGAAAAGCCCACCTTCTCCAAGGCGGGTGATGTTTGGACGCTCGGCCGCCACCGTCTGATCTGCGGTGACAGCACCAAGGCTGAAACCTATGACCTTCTGATGGGTAGCACCAAAGCCAACCTGGTCATCACCGATCCTCCGTACAACGTCAACTACGA